AGAGCAGCAGAGAGGCCACCAATAAGATGGGGGAGGCCAATAGCATAAGCACCGCGCCAAGGAATGAATTTGAACTCAACATACCAATCCATTTTTTCGAGTTTGTCATCACCTGATTCCCAGTTGCGATAAAGAGCTAATACTTTAGAAGTTGTCTCATCAATTGTTAAAATATATGGTGCACGACGTCCTTCTGTTTCTGCATCATCATCTAAACGTATAAAACATGTAATTTCATAAATGCGTCGTAAACCATCAATATTTTTAGAAGGTTCAGATTTACCTTCAATTTTATTGTTTGCTTTTTGTGATTGTGTTTGATCTGTTAGCGGTGCATCTGAACTATATTCAGAATCAATATCACGATAAATACCAGCATCAATTCGTTGCAAGAAAATATCTTCAGTAATATCTTGAACTTCTGTTACACGAGATGCCGTATAAAAATTAGTTGATGAATACGGTAACAAAATATTGTCAATTGGTACCCATTCACATGTTGGTCGGCGTTGTTCTGAATCATAACGCCATTTTAAAAACTGTGAACCTCCAAGAGGCAATTGGGTGAGAAGTTGTTCCATTTCATCTCTAAACTCAGGAACTTGTTCTGTAAGCTGCCAATTCATAAAAGAAACTTTGCGATCTGCTGTTTCTTCTTTAACTCGGTCTGCATCACCTTTAATATTGGATTTTACAATTCCGTCAGGCGGCAGTAATTCTTTTGAGGAAGATGCAGCAAAATCAACGCATGCTTCTGCCATAACTGGGTGCACAACTTTAGACGCGCCATCAAATGTGGCTCCTCCGGGCGCATCTTTGCCAAGTCCAGTTCTACGAAGACCTTCTTCATATTGTTTATCACGAAGTTCTCTAGCTTCTGTGTCTACATCAATATAATCTAAATATTCAACAGCTAAAGACTCAAGTACGCTTTCGTCAAATATTTCTGCTAAATTTGCGTAAAATTCTGGATTTTGTTGTGGAGATTCTTTTTGTTTAAAATTAACTACTACAGAACCGTCTTCAAGCTCAATAACTTCCTGTTCCACTTCATCTGGGTCTAAACCTAATGCGTCTTCATAGGCTTCCATTTCAGCATCTTGTTCTTGTGCTTTATGCAAATCTTCTTCGCGGTCAAGCGCCGGTAGGTTGCCGCCTGCTTGGAGTGGAATTTGTGGGGATTGGGCCATAGATTAGTTAAGTATTTGAATTTTACGACAACTAGTGTTGTCCTATTAATATTAATGCAATAAATTGGGTAAATCCGCCCTTATTGTGCATAAGGATTGACAAAACGCCTAGCTGAGTCTTCTGCGTAGTCATAATCCCTGGCCGGCAATGGATCTAACTGAATCCAGCCAGAATCTCTTAAAACCCGTAATGCTTGGGATAATGAGTCTACGTAGTCATCGTGACCTCCAGCTTCTGGAAATGAACAAACTTGGCGAAGAAACCTTTTGGACCAATTTGCAAAGTCATCCTTTTGTTCTGGGTCCTCGGGGATATAAACTCGTCCTTTTGCCACAATTGGTGCTACAATATTCAAACGCTGTACTTTGTCCGCTCTTCCGGGATTATATCCTCGTACTGGCACACCAGAACCTTGAAGTTCTTGAATCAACGAAATACCAGCGGATTTATCTTCCATTAAAATCATATCGGCTTTTCGGCCTTTGCCAAATTCGTTATCCGCCCCGTAAACAACTTCCTTAAAGTCAGAAATGACTTTACGTCGAAGTTCTGGATAAGCTAAGTGTTGGTCCCAAGAATCTAAAAGAATTACAGCTGTTCCTGCATCTTGCTGTTCAAATACGCCCCATACCGTACAGGCAGTTGGGTCGTTCATAGTCTTTTCAGAGGTAGCTGGGTCGTATGAGGCAATAACGTATTCCAGGGTTGGGGTGGGTTTATTTGCAGGCCACATGCGAAATTGCTTACGTTTGATAATACCGGCTTGTTCTGGGTCAAGAATCTCACCGTAAATCTCTTGGCGACCAATATCGGTGCCATCGTATGTCTCTAGCTGTTTAAAAAATGTTTCGGAGAGGTTCGCCCTATTGTCATACGAGGACGCGTTGGCAACGTAGACGTCACCCCCGACTTTGCCTTCGTTAAGGTCGACGATAAGCTCTTTTGGCTTTGGGGTTGTGGTGATAATTTGCTGGACACGAGAAAGTCTTGGGTCTCGCAAACGGAGTGTAAACTGTACTCCATCGTATGCCTCATCAATATAGTCGAATGCACACAACTCGTCAAACCAGGCTCCATGATATTGTTTACCACGATAACGTTCTGGTTCTGATGCTGGAATCCCTTGAATAAGAGATCCGTTTGTGAGGGTAATCTCAAAGAGGGACTTGTTGTAATCTCGTATAAGTGACGCGGGTATGATATTGAGAAGACCGGAGTCTCCTTCAAAACAAGTTGCACGGATATCATTAGAGGTTGGGGCGGTGACAAGCCAGCGTGTGTTGTCATAATTCCAGGCCCTAATGCCAATCCAATGACTAGCAGTGTGCGTCTTGCCAGATCCGCGGCCTGCAAGCATAAGGAATGTGTCGTATTCTCCATCTTCTGGTTCTTTTTGGTGTGGCAATGCTTGAATAGCCCATTTTACTTGCCAAATAGCTGCATCAAGTTGTTGTTTAGGCCAATGCGCTCTTGCCTGTGCAAACTTTTTAAGCTCAAGTTCTTGTTTTGGTGTTAGCATGCTGAAATAAATCCTTCTCCTACCAAAAATGTGCTATTCTCATCATCTATTTCGATATGGACACAAGATTGGGGGCCAATTGGTGTAATTTGTTGTAAATACCGTCTGCCGTAGTGGACTTTTACTGGTTTTGATGTTTGGTTTTGTATCAATTTAATTTTAGACCGGTAAAGCATTTCCCTTCTTTTATCTTTGTTGTGTTCAATCGTAGTAGTTTTACTACCAAGGGATTCTACAATAAAACGAATTTGTCCACTATGTGTATAATTTCGGGTTGTAAATACAAACCAATTGGTTTTTGGGTTGTATTGCCGCGATTTTCCATGGATAATGCCAGATAAAAGTTCAATTCGTTGTTCGGCTGAGCAAAATAAATAATTATTTGGAATATTTTTGGGTGTATCTGGAAAAAGTTGAGATTCAATGCTGGGATGGCAACGAAATTCATATTCGTTTGTTGGCATTTTTCGATGGGTTGTTATCTTATAACCGTGATCTTTAAACTTTTGATGAACAAACTCAGACATTCCTGGTGGAGGCAACAAAGTTTTGTTATGCCTTCTGTTAAAAAACCAAAAACCAAAAATAAAAGGTGGTATTGCTAAAGCTTGGGTTGGAAAGCCAATCGGTTTAGTTGTTGGTAACGAAAGTCTTTCATTAGATTCCATAGCTTCTAATACGTTATACCGTTTAAGTGGTCGTTTAAATTTACGAACACCCTTATAAGTAAATAGCCTATTTCGGTATTTGGTGTTTTCTAGGCAAAATGCTAAATGGCTATTGCCTTGTATGGTTAAATGATCATCAAACGTTACTTCAAAACAGTCTTGTGATACAAAATGTTGTACCAGTTTTATTTGAACTAGTTTACCATCGCTGTTAAACACCCAATCTCCGACTTTAAGCTCAGAGGCTAATTTCCACAAATTAAGTGTTAGTACTCGTTGGTTTGCTGTTATCGCCATAAAAGTTGTTTAGGACCCAATGGTCCAGCCAGCGCCCTAACGGCGCTCGTATGTTGTTTTGTATTGAATGTGGCAAATTTTGAATGTTGATAGTGTCATCGGTCATGGATAGTCGAAATTGTATGTACTTTGCAGTTTCGGTATCTAGTATTTCAACGGGCACATCAACTGAATCAAAATTATAAAGATCGCAGACCAAAACTCGAAGACCCTTAAACTGGCCTTGTTCATTTTCCAACGCTCCTTGAATTTGGTATACGTATTTATTCATACTTATATTAATGCAAAGAATAGCAAAAAACGTACCTTCCAGTTGCAAATAAACATTTCAAAGCCACAGTATCCATAGTATCCATAGTATGTTTCACTTTTTATTTACTTTTTTAAAAATAAAAAATAAAAATAAACTGAGATAGACCGTGGATACTATGGATACTATGGCTCGACCTCTGTAAGTTATTGATTTATAGTATTCTAAATGATAATCATTCTCATTAATTAAGCCACAGTATCCAGGATGCAGTGCAGCAATTTTTACAAAAAATAAAAATTATACAAACTTGCGGTCTTTGGGGCCCCCGCCCCGCCGCCTCCGCACGGGACCCAAATTGGGGTATCGGTATATAAAAAGCCCCCATACCGCATCGTGGCATAACGTTTCACTATGTGGTACGCGCCCCAGCTCAGCGCTTAGCACTCACTGGCATAGAGTGCTGATAATGGGGACAGAGTCATGGCACCCAGCCATATAGGTTAGTAGGCACTAACATAGAGTGGCGCGCCCACATAAGTTAGTAGGCACTAACATAGACTGGCGCGTACTAATAACCTTACTGGCAGTGTGGGTATTGGGCGCGGTGCCACACTGGCTATTAGGGTAAGCACCTATTGACGGATTAGACGCGTTTTAAGGGGTCTAGGAGACGAGCAAGCAGGAGATGAGGCTACCCCCTTAACTAGTGGACGATCTCTAGTCTTCCAGTTAACACGGGGCTCTCAGGGTGATGCGCGCGCGAGGTGGCTAAGTGGTGGAGGGACGCCGTGTTGGTTTACAGCACAACCCACAGCATCCCACTAGTTCCCACAATCCCCCACAGATTAGTCAAGTATTCAGATCGCCAGCAAACCCAATAGATATAAGGCTTTAAATATATTTGCATAAAGGTGTTGACATTTGTTTGAAAAGTCGGATAATACAAAGTATTGGAAGTGCAGTGGCTAATCCACTCAACAGGTGACTAAGTACCAGCCTGTATAAACATGTGGCAGACCTAGGATATAGAAACAGACCTAGCGAAGAGTTACCAGCGGGGTAGGTTGTCCCAACAGCTGGCTGATAGTAATGCTCAGAGCTACTTGATACCAGGTGGCTCGAGGCAGTACTAACACACAACCACACAGGAGCTATACCATGAGCACATTAACATTCAAACAGTTAAACGTTATCCTCGAACTACTACAGACAGAACGCAGGGCTCAAAACAACACTACTCACTTCCATGACGGTGTTGTCAAAGAGGCATTGAATGGCAATAAAGAAAAGCTGACATTCCTAGTAGATCAACAGGAGGCTAACTACAAGCGCAAAGGTGATCTAGATCATACATTCTACGCAGTCAAGGAATTGATCGAGGCATTTTAATCAGGTCGAAACCGCGTGAGCGGTCTATACGTTAGGCGTATACTGATGAGACCAACATTACTAGGAGGACTTATGTACCAACGTAAATCAGTAGCAATATTGTGGTGGGAAAACGACCTGCTCAACAGGTCACGCTGGGTACTACATGCCAAGGTAACTTGGTCTGATTACCAGCAGTATGCCAAGACAGTCAGTGGCGAGGGCAAGGATTGGAAAGCGGTGCTGATATGAGAATACCTGCCAACTTAAAATCAATGGTTGACGAGATCATTGACGAGCCCGATGGCACTTATTTTGTATGGCTTAAACGTGGCTGGGCGTTTGAGCCCAGTGAAGATGAGAGCAGTGCCAGCCACTGCATGGGTATGTTTGAAGACCTTGCGGACATCAAGAGTCAGCTCAAAGGCGTATCAAAGTGCCCATGCCAGTACTGCGCTGGGTTAGTGGATTAACAGGTCGAAACAGCCTAACGGCTGTCTACACGTTAAGCGTGTACTGACGAGACCAACTAACATAAAGGAACACACCATGCTCTATTTCAACGTTCAAAACAACCAAGTAACAGGCATAGCAGACCACCTTATGGGTATTGAAGACAACCGCACTTGGGTATCACGCTGGGATTTAAACAGCCTTGAAGATGCACAAGTACTAGCTGACAAGGTAACTGGATTCGCTGGCAAGCCATACATTGCCACGGACGCAGGCTCTAGCACCTTCCCACGTTTTGATGTACGGGAAGCCCCACAAGTTGGCGATAAGGTCTCTTATTCGTTCAACGGTGACTCATACCCCTGCGGTGTGATTACCAGTATCAGCAAGACAGGCAAGCGCATCACCACTTCAGAAGGTAAAATCTTCAACCGTTACAAGCAGACTGGCTCTTACAAGTCTCACTGCTGGTATATGGTTGCAGGTCACATTGAAGAGCGCAACCCACATTTTTAACAGGTCGAAACCGTGAGCCCACGGTCTGCACGTTAGGCGTGCACTGATGAGACCAACCACCACCAAGGAGCTATCTATGGACAACTCACATAAAATTGAAACCATCATACGCAGTGACTTCTTAAACTGGCGGAAGATGACCAAGGAGCAACTGCTTGATATCATGATTGAGGATCGTCGATTTTTTCTCGAGACTGAGTTAGAATATGGCAATGTAGAATATCTCGACGAGCTACTTGAAGAGATCGACGTGCCTGCAGTTTGGGCGCACGCGCTGTAATAGGTCGAAACCGCAGGGATGCGGTCTGCCAGTAGAGCTGGTACTGATGAGACCAACATAGGAGAACTTATGATCAACGAACACCAAAGGAAAATAGCCTTCGCTGAGGGCTATCACGCTGGCATGATCAGCGAACAGTTTGACAATCCGTACGATGACTTTGAGCTCCGGGTGCAGTTTGGCTACGGCTTTAGGACTGCAACTGACCGCATTGACTCATTCTACAAACAACACAATCAGGAGTACGCATAATGCAAACAATCACAACCAAGTATCTATCTGCAACTAATAGCACTGGGACTCGCATCAAGGCTACGAGCTCCAGTGGCATCTCAATGACCCGTGCGTATGAGTATGCACTCAGTGGAGAGGAGAACCACGAGCAGGTCGCTATGGCGCTTGCAGAACGCTTAAACTGGGACTATGACTTTGCCGTGGGTGACAATCCTACAGGCTACGTATTTGTGCCAGTGGATCACAGCAGACTAATTAGAATTAAGGAGACAGCATGAGCACATTATTTCCAGTGATTGACATTGAGTACAAAAACCGCAAGCCATCCCGTGCAGTCATTATGCGCACCTTGGCTGAGTATCTCAAGCAGGGTGGCAAGTCTTTTTCCATCGCTTGGGGTGAGAACTGGATTGAGATTGACTGGCATCCTAATCATGAGGCATGGTACGGGCGTGGCTGGATTAAAGATATCGGAGGCGATGACCTTGCCAAAGAGCTTAACCAAATACGTAAACAGGCTCAACGTGAATTACTAAACTTATGGAATACCTAAAATGACAACACTTACAACCAAACTATACGAGATTATGACTGAGCATGACGGTGACAGTATTGCCAATTATATTGGCGTGATTGAGGGTGGCTGGGACGACCGCATCATTGACACTGACACTGATAATCGTGTGTTTTACTTTATGGATCAGGATGAGTTTGATGCGCTCACAGTGGGCACAGACCTAACAGGCGATGGTGACGTGGTGACTGAGATTGACCGCGAGCCATCATACATATTTGAGGAGCAGGTATGATCAGAGTACAGACCCGGGCGCAGGACGGCGCACTGTTATTTATTCAGGACGATGGATCTAAAGCTTTACATCCTGAGGATTTTGAGTATAATGGCAGGGAGTATTACTTTTTAGGCGGGTGCTACTATGACCTTGAGCCTGACTTAATTAAACATATTTGGAGAACAAAATGAGATCATTAAATTCAATCTGCCGTGCACGCGATGAGGCACGCTATGTATCGCGCACTTGGTCAAACCAGTCAACACCTGACGTGGCTGGCTACGTGCACTTTGACGAGCCGGTGAAGTCGCCTGATGATTTAATCCCAGTATGGGACAAGGGCGAAGATGGTTTATTGCACAAGAAGATGATCACACGCGCCCAGTTTGATGCAGACTTCCAAGCCATGCTGGCTAAGAATAGAGAGGAGGCATGATGGCAAGGACACAGGGAGAGTTAAACCAGTTAGAGACTGAGCTGGAGTTTGTAAAAGAGGCGATTGCCAGCACCCAGCTAGAGTTGAACAGACTAATTAAAAGATACGGTGATATACTGTTAGAATTAAAAGGGGAGAATCAATGAGCCAATACAAGTATATCCTGATCGACGAGTTTGGGGCGCCTCTAAGGCGTTTTGCCAGTAAAGTGGAGGCTACCCCCTACCTTACTGCCGGAGCGCGCTTACAGGCTCTTCCAAGGGCTCCTAAAGCCAATCCGTACCAAGTAGCATTAACCATTTTACAGGAGGCACCATTTTGAACGAGGCAAAAGACATCAAGAGCGACTATCTGCAGGAGCTCGTTAAGTTAGACATACCAACGCTGCCAATAGCATACGAGCATGAGCTGGGTCACAGAATTCAAGCAGGTGACGAGGAGGCATTTGAGGAGCTGGTAAACCACAATCTACGACTGGTGCCGTACATGGTCAGCAGTAAAATGACAGCATGGCACCATGGCAAGACACCACTTGAAGACCTAATTGGCATGGGTAACGAGGCATTACTACTATCAGCTCGTAAATGGAAACCTAAAAAGGGGGTGCGGTTTTCATCGTACGCCTGCGCATTTATACGCCAGTTTGTTTTGCGTGAGCTAAACAATACAGAGAACGTGATCCGACTGCCAGTCAACATTATGCTAGCAATCAAGAAAATGCGATACGAGGAGCGTGTTTTGTCGCAGATACTTGGGCGCACGCCAACTGTAACGGAGCTGGCAAAGGTGTTGGGCGTAAGTACGCAACGTATTCACCAGCTCAGAGGCTACCTTGCGAGGGAACCAATTAGTTTGGACAGTTTAGAGTCAGAGAAGTTTAACGAGGAGAATGAAGAATGAACTTATTACAATTGACAGTCGAACAAGTAAAAGCATACGAGCGCTTTATTACAGCACGTAACAAGGTCGGCATTGTACGCCAAAAACCAGCCGGCAAATGGGTACGTCACGCCGATGTTATTGAGACGGTCGAAGTAGGTGGTTTTAACCATCCATTTTATACCCAAAACGATGACTGGCTGGAGTACAAGGAGGCATTTTCTGCGTGGCTGGCAGTCGAGCCCGAGTTTAGAGATGAAGAGCGTCTCAGATCGTCGCGTGGTGATTATGGTCAATCCGATAATTGGGATGAGCGTAAGACTAAGTTAAGGGATGTATACTCCACAATCAAGGAGGAGGTACAATGAAAGCTATTCCAATTGACGTTTACGATAAAGACGGCAACATGGTCAAAATTGAGGTAAACAACGGCGACGGTGACCATCTTATGGATTTTTTGTGGGATCCGACCGATAAACAGACTAGCGAAAATAGAATCTTATTTAGGGAGTGGGCGTATCGCCTGCTAGAACAGAAAGGTTACGAGGTAAACAAATGAAAATGGACGTTATACTTAAATTCGTATTACTATTTGCCGCTTTATACTTTTTAGGGCATATAGCCAGCGCATTAGCCAGCACAACGGTACAATTTCCTGACGGATCAGTGCGTCAGTGTTGGATTACCAGCATTGGAACGGTGGTTTGCCAGTGACCTAAAAGTGGTTTCTTTTAGAGGCGTTTTTGGATTTTGTAATGATTTGTAAATTCCAAGGAACGTGAAGACCTGATACTGTTTTGCCCCTCAAGGGCACAATATGGTCAACTTCATGGCGCACTCCAGTAGATAGACTTAACTTTTTTGCTTCCAAATTCATCGCATTTATTTGGGCAACGTGCTCTGATGTAATCCAAGGAGGGGTGCGTTGTGCTTTAAAGTATTTATAGTCTTTTGAAAAGGTAGATTTGCCTCTAATTGATCCCCTGCGGAGGATTTTTGTTACGGCGGATTGCATTTTGATATTCCAGTATAATAGTTTGAAAGTAGAGGGTAAGTCTCTGATACTGGCAGAAACAAGATTGTCGACATCCTGTCCCCTCTATACATATTAATGCAATTTGTCGAACAAAACCGCCCCTTACCATGAAAAATTGCCATAGTATCCATAGTATCCACGGTCTATTCCAGTTTATCCTTACTTTTTTATTTTTTATTTTTTAAAATTAATAATAAAATGAAATAAAGGGTGGATACTATGGATACTATGGCTCGAAATGCTGTAAGTCATTGATAGATGGTGTTTAGATAAGAATCATTCTCAATTATTTGAGCCACAGTATCCAGGATGCAGTGCAGCATTTCACATCATGAAACAAAACAGTACACCATTTTTGCATTAATATAGGCAAAGAGAAAGGAAATATGAAACCGATTTGCTTACCCGTCTTGTTTGACAACATCCCCATGGAGCTCAAGCGTACCCCACGCTGGGTACTATGGCGTCTTGTTGAGGTGGGTGACGAGGGCAATAAGCGCTGGTCTAAAATGCCACTTCAGACCTCAGGACAACCTGCATCGTCCACCAATCCAGCATCATGGGCGGACTATCTATCTGTACAAGATGCTTATCAGGCAAACCCAACACGCTACGATGGCGTTGGTTTTGTTTTTTCCAACGAGGACAATCTAATCGGTGTTGATTTGGATGACTGCTACGATGCCACCCTGCGCAGTTTCAATAATGCTGCACTGCAGCATATTGCAGACCAAGTTACTGGCTACATGGAGATCAGTCCATCGGGCACTGGCGTAAAGATTTTCACACGCGCTAATTTGCCTGCGTCACACGTTGACCACGCTATTGGTTTGGAGATTTACCCGCAGTCACGGTTTTTTACGGTCACAGGTCAACACATCGACGGCGCCATTCCAGCTGATGAGCAAGACCTAACAGCGATTGTGCCACCACGCACGATTAACCGAACAGGCGACGCATTTGCGGATTACACACCGCCGGTTGAGGGCTATGACATTCACCGCGTAGAGACAGAGATTTTATCGGAGATTGATGACTACGGCTACGATGACTGGCTTAAGGTTGGCATGATTTTGCACCACCAATTTGGTGGTGACGTTGAGGCGTTAGAATTATGGGATCGTTGGAGCTCCAAGGGTGCAGAGTATCATCAAAATGCGTGTGAGAATAAGTGGAAGACGTTTAGAGGATCAGGCGCCACACTGCGCACCTTGATTTTTAAGGTGAACCAAAAAAAGCGTAAAGAAGCACTTGCACGTGGTGAGATTATCCTTGATCAGGGCTCCATGAATCAGGCGCGTACATTCTTGGACACTCACTACACCAGTGAAGAGGGCTATCGTTTGGTGCATTACTCTGAGGAGTTTTATATCCACGCAGGTACGCACTACGAGGCAATTGAGGATTTAACTATCCGCTCAAAGGTGTACGCGTTTTTGGATAAGTGTAAAAAGAGTGGCAAGCAGGGCGCGTTGGTGGCGTTTAACCCAACACCAGCTGGGGTATCGGCTGTGATGGACGCGGTTCAATCCATCGTGCACCTGCCTAACCACCCAAACACCAAGCCACCGATTTGGTTAGAAGAGTACAGAAATAACAAACCTGACGCCTCTAAATTAATCAGTTTGCGTAACGGCATCTTTCATTTAGAAGACAGCCTGATGATCCCCCATTCATTGGGTTTCTTTACGCAAAACTCTTTACCGTTTGAGTATGATCCGAAGGCAACCTGCCCGCAGTGGGAGTCTTTCTTACGATCAGTATGGGAAGACGATCAGGAGTCAATTGACTGCCTGCAGGAAATGTTTGGCTACATCATATCGGGAGATACGAGACAGCAAAAATTCTTTAACATTATCGGACCTCGCCGCAGTGGCAAGGGAACTATTAACAAGGTGTTGGTAGACTTACTCGGACAACACAACACCGTAGCACCACAACTGGAGGAACTTTGTGATACTTTTGGACTTCAACCATGGCTGGGAAAGCTTTTGGCTAGTTTTACTGATGCTCGTGCTCCTGAGCGTAATCGTGGTGCTGTTGTTTCTCAGCTCCTACGTATTGTCGGAGGTGATACTGTTACCGTTAATAGAAAGAATAAAGAGGCTTGGAACGGCTACTTGCCGACGCGAATAGTTATTTATTCCAATGAGGCACTTCAATTAACTGAGAACAGTAACGCGCTTACCGGTCGTATGCTAGTGTTTAAGATGACTAAATCGTTCTACAATAAAGAGGACACCGAGCTCGCTGGCAAATTAGCCAAGGAGCTCTCAGGAATCTTTAATTGGGCAATGGTAGGTCTTAAGCGCAGGCTAGAGCGTGGTGGCTATTTTATACAACCGCAAAGTGGCAAGGATTTATTAGAGTTAATGAGCGAGCTTGGCAACCCAGTGGGCTCATTTATTGAAGACGCGCTAATTTTTGATCCGTACGCTCAGGTAGACAAGGACGATGTATTTGCCTGCTACAAACACTGGGCGTTAAAGAAAAGCATACCCCCTGGAACCGAGCTAGCGTTTAAGCGTAGGTTTTTGGCGGCTGCTCAGGAAAATTGTGTTGTTTCAGACTCTAGTAGAACTAACGGCAAACGTAGTCATTTTTATAGCGGCGTAAAGTTAAACGAGAGAGCGCAAAAGTATGTCAACTCCATCGAGCGGTTTGATGAGGAAATATTTTGAAACGCTTTTTTAACTTTAAAAAACGAATCAAGCGGAACGACTTTACCAGCGTGTTTGGCGGTGTTGGTAAACGTCGTTCGCTGATGCACTACGTTATAAAACCACAACGCCTGATCCTGCGCTTTAAAATGCAACAAGTCAGACGTGCGCATCAGGGTCGCCGCAACAAAGTATTTGCAACCGCCACCATGTTGCGCATCCGTAAAAAATACGGACGTCGCAAACCAATTGCATCATTTAGGAGATGATTATGGAGTATAAAGATTTATCAACAAATGGATTTACATTTAGGTTTATCAAAGAGGATAATGAGTGGGTCTGCAAGATGCCAACGTGGCTGATCAATGCAGCAGAGGAGGTGCTTAGTGCAGACCACAAGAGAGAACAACGGCTACAACAGCTATTAGACGAGGACAGAGAATGATTAACGACAATCAAAAGCCAGTGACAGACAAATACCGAAACAACTGGGAGCAGGTATTTAAGAAGAGCAACATCACAACCAAACCGGTCGAGCTAGAGGACTACCAAAAACTCGCGCAAGAGATTTGGTTTAAAGACGGCTCATGTACAGGAGGAAAACCGGAATGAACCCAAACGACTTAGCAGACCTGATTGACTCAGGCATATTCC